GGAAAACAATAGAGACGTATAACAGGTATATGATACTGAATGGGAAACAGATTGTGTGAGGTGATGAAAATATATGGCAACTAGAAATATTTTACATATTAGCAAATTACAGGAGTTTGAAGACTTCCTAGAAACAAAAGGTTACATGATTGTGGCAACAAGCAAGAATCCGTTTGAAGTTTTGAGGGCACAGAAAGATGGAGATACGGTTATTGTCTATCAGAAGAAAGACACAAAAGAACATTTGTCTACAATGGACAAAGATTATCACCTTGTACGGGAGTTTATTAAGAGACAGAGAGTGCAGACCAACGCCGACAGAATTAGAAGCATGACAGACGAGGAACTGGCGGAGTTTCTTTCAAAATTTAGCGCCTGTAACGTATGCGGATATTATAGCAATGAAACTTATAGGTGCGACGCAGAGAGCGGTTTTGTTTGCGTGAAAGCGTATGCAGAAGCAATTATTGGGGAATGGCTGAATAAGTCTGTGGAGGCTTGATTTGACTTCGAAAGTGTAAAAACAATAAAATATGGGTACAACGACACCACATGCGGTAAAATATAATTAAGAATACCGTGTGTGGGGTGATTTTATGAATTTAAACAGTATCATGCGAAAGCTACAACGTGCAATTTTGCAGAAGAATCTGGTTATCAAGATAGGCACAACACAATTTTACAGCGCAGAGCAGAAACGCATGATAACCATATACATCTTGAGCACACGGGTAATGCAGAAAAATCAGCGTGACGAGTGGAAAGAAAAAGACTATGAGATATTGCGGACAGCTTCACAGATAGAAATTGTGAACTGTTTAAATGATATATGGCAGGCGGTGAGAGAATGAAGGATTTTGTAATTATTTACTTATGTTTTACTGGTGTTATATTTTTGGCAACAATAAAAGAGTTTGATTCTGTAGCATTTACACCAAAAGAAATTTATGAAATCAATAATTTTAATATGTTTGCCGCTGTGCTTTTGTTCTGTTTATGGCTTATACTCAATCCATTGTTCTGTATAGTAAAATTTCTGTGGTGGATTTTCCATGTGGGAAGGGCTGGTGAGTAAATGAAACTCACACCAAAGCAGAAAGCCTTTGCGGACGAATGGCTGAAAAATGGCGGGAATGATTATAATGCGGCTATAAGTGCAGGATATTCAAAGAGAACTGCTAATAATGCGGGAAGAGATGTCCGTGAGAAACCGTGTGTTTCAGCATATATAGCCGAACGTCAGCAAGAAATAGAAAAACGGGCTAAAAGGGATATTATGAGCCTAGCGGAAATTCAAGAACGCCGCTCTAAGTTGGCAAAGGGGGAACTGAAAGACGATTTCGGATTTGCACCGGATTTTTCCGATCAACTAAAAGCTATGAATGATTTGGAAAAGGCTTTGACTATCAAAGAAGAAAAAGAAGCTGAAAGGAAAGCACTGGAAGAAGCAAGACAGGACGGTACATACCACATTGATCTTGATGTTATCGCAGACGTTTTCCACCCAATGGTTAGGGATATTCGTAAGGGGAATCATTCAGAGTATGTTCTTCCCGGTGGTCGAGGTTCAACAAAATCTTCTGGTATATCCTGCATTATACCGGAGCTGATTAAAAACAATCCGTCCATGCACGCCCTTATTCTCCGCAAGGTAGGAAATACTATAAAAGATTCGGTATACGCTCAAATGAAATGGGCGATAGCAACGCTCGGACTTGAACAGGAATTTCAGTTCAAAAAATCGCCGTTTGAGATTATCTATAAACCAACATGGCAGAAGATATATTTCCGTGGGGCTGACGATCCGCTGAAAATAAAATCTATCAAGCCAGAGTTTGGCTATATCGGTATTTTATGGTTAGAGGAGTTAGACCAGTTTGCAGGGCCGGAAGAAGTCAGAAACATACAGCAGTCAGCTATTCGTGGTGGAGATAAAGCGTATAGATTTAAGTCGTTTAACCCGCCTAGAAGTAAAAATAACTGGGCGAATGAATATACCGAAGAAGCTGAATTTAAAAATGATTCAGCTTTAGTTGTGAGAAGCACTTACAAGGACGTACCGGAGGAATGGCTTGGAGAAGAATTTATAAGTGAAGCTGAACACCTGAAAGAAGTTAATCCGGCAGCTTATGAAAACGAATATGAGGGCGTTGCGAATGGTAATGGCGGAAACGTCTTTGATTATTTGGAACTCAGGGAAATCACGGACGAAGAAATCTCTCACATGGACAAGATATATCAGGGCGTTGACTGGGGTTGGTTTCCTGACCCGTATGCTTTTATCCGTTCATACTATGACAAGGCAAGGGAGACAATTTATCTAATCGATGAGCATTACGTAAACAAAGAGCCAAACACGGTAACAGCGGACTGGATAAAAGAGAAAGGCTATAACGATTACTGTATTATCTGCGATTCTGCGGAAAAAAAGTCCGTGAATGATTACAGAGATTTAGGCGTGTTTTCACGAGCAGCGGTTAAGGGACCGGGTTCCGTGGAATATGGAATGAAGTGGTTACAGAAAAGAAAGATTGTCATTGACCGCAGGAGAACGCCGAACGCATATAACGAGCTTACACGGTATGAATATGAACGGGATAAGGACGGGAACATCATTTCCGGCTATCCTGACGCAGACAATCATATTATAGACGCTCTGCGGTATTCATACGAGCCGGTATTTATGCGTAGAGGTACGCAGGCATAGGTGGCAAGGCAGTTGAATAGGTGGATTGTATAGGAGGGTATATGAATTTATTAGAACACTATGTTGAAAAGATATACAGTGTCGAAGATGTGACGAAAGAATTTGAGGAGAAAATCGGTTATGCTCCACACGAAAAGCTGTACAAAGTTGATATGGATATTAATTGCTATGGAGTAAAGGAAAGAGTTAAAAAGAGTATGTTTGAAAAGGAATATCTATTCATGAAAAAGAATGGGTATTACATGGCGTAAGGTGGTTGAATGGGACTGATAACATGGATAAAGGCGGTGTGGAATAAGTTGTTCAGAAAAGAAATTGAAGAACGGTTTCAGGCGGATATACAGCTTTCTTCCGTCATGGAGAGCGCAATAAACAAGTATTACAACATCACAGCCGGAAAGCCGCCTTGGCTTGACCCGGACGACGATATTGAGAGTATAAACTTTGCCGGATATATCAATGATGTGACAGCAGGACTTGTGACGCTTGACTTAGGCATATCCATTGACGGCGGAGAACGCGCGGAGTATCTGCAAAAGCAGGCTGATTATGTGCTGGCGGTGATTACAGATAATGTGTCGGAAGCTCTGGGAAACTGTGGCATTATGTTCAAGCCGAACGGAAATAACGTAGATTACATAGAGCCAGGAAATTTTGCACCAACAGAGACGGACAGCAACGGTAATATTCTAGGCTGTGTGTTCCAGAGCCAGATAGACCGCGGAAACTGGCGGTATACACGGCTAGAGTGGCACAGATTTGAGGATACCATACTAGAGGACGGCGCGGAGGGAAAAGTATACCGCATTACCAACTACGCTTATAAGGCGCGCGCCGGAAGAATGGCAACAAATCAGTTAAGCATAGGAGACCCATGCAAACTGACGGAAGTCAGAGAATGGGCGAACATTGAGCCGGATATATCCTTGCTGAATGTGGAAATACCGCTGTTTGCATACTTCAAAAATCCGGCACCAAACCGCATTGACCGGACAAGTCCGTTAGGCGTTCCGGTGTGGCACAACGCCCTGAAAGAACTGAAAGACCTTGATATAGCGTGGAGCCGGAAGTCTGGCGAGGTTGAGGACAGCAAGCACATGACTTTTGTCGCGCAGGCGGTTCTTGAAAATCCGATGACGCATGAAAAGGTAAATCTTCCGAGATTTGTGCAAGGCTTAGAAATGGGAGTGGACGCAGACAGTACAATACACGAACACGTTTCAACTTTATTGACAGACCAACGTATAAAGGACATCAATTCCATTCTTGCCATGATTTCAACAAAGTGCGGATTTTCACAAGGAATGTTCGTACTGGACGAAAAAACAGGCATGATGACGGCGACACAGGTAGAGGCAGACGATCAGGAGACTATACGGACAATCAAAAATATCCGGGACGCTTTGCAGGACACAATCACACAGCTTTTGTATGGTTGTAATGTCATGGCGGATTTGTACAGCAACACGCCACCGGAGCTGTGGGAAACACTCAAAGAGGGCATATCTTTCAGCTTTGGAGATATTACATACAACTATCAGGAAGATATGGCAAACTGGTGGAAATACAGGATTCAAGGCGATGTGCCTCCGTGGTTGTATTACGTGAAATTTGAAAAAATGAGTGAAGACGAAGCTCGGGCAATGATCGAAGAAGCGCAGCCGAAAGAAGACACGCTTTTCAATAAATTTCAAGAGGAATAAAGGAGAATGATCATGGATCAGATTATGAACTATGTAAAACCGGAGTTGATTGTTGTTGCTATTGTACTGTACTTTGTGGGAATGGGATTCAAGCAGGCGCAGGCGGTAAAAGATAAGTACATTCCGCTGATTCTGGGCGGCGTTGGCATTGTTCTTTGTGCTATCTGGGTACTGGCAACAAGTCCACTGACAAACGGTCAGGAAATTGCTATGGCGGTGTTTACGACGCTTGTGCAGGGAATTTTAGTGGCTGGACTGAGTACATACGTGAATCAGGTTATTAAGCAAATTAAAAAGATGGAGGAATAATTTATGTGTGATATGAGACCAATGGAATTAAGAGATACTGTTGACATGATGAACAGCGAGGACTACAAAGAGAGATTCAAAGCAGAATATTATCAGACTGTTATCAGATACGGAAAGCTGAAAAATATGCTGGACAGATGGGATGAGGGAATCCTGAACTTTTCCCCGACCTGTCCGAGAAGTACATACAATATTCAGATTAATTCTATGGCAGAATATATTGCGATTCTTGAAGCAAGGGCAGTTATGGAAGGAATTGAGTTGTGTAAATAGGAGATAAGTTATGTATATGGCATTAACAGAGGAGCAGGCGTGGGAAATCAGAAAACTCGGAATTACAGTGATTGAATGGAAATGGTGCGTGAAGGAAAATGTGAATGTGTTTATATACATTATGAATAAAGCCATAGGAAAAGCAACCGGTATAAGTTTGTAAAAATTCTTGGTGCAATGGGATATGATAAGCAGAGAGTATGGACACTAACAAGGCACACATGGCTTGCAAGGAGTAATTGTTAATGCTTACACCAGAATACCTATACAGCATAACAGAAGGGGCTGAGGATATTGCTTCTCAGCTCCACAAAAACATCATAGACAAGATTATAGCCCGTATGATGGCAAGAATCGGACGGGGCGAAGATTATCTTTTGACCGCTACGGATAAATGGCAGATTGAGACATTGCAAGAGGCTGGTTATTTTCTGGAGGATATCCAGAAGGAACTTTCTGACAAGACTAAAAAGCAAGTGCAGGAAATCAAAGAGGCTATGGAAGAGGCAGGAGTAACAGCTTTACAGTGGGATGATAAAATCTATCAGGCCGCTGGGCTGTCTCCCATTCCGCTCTTGCAATCTCCGGCACTTATGCGTATTATGCAGCGGAATTACGAGGCTACCGCAGGGGAGTGGAAGAACTTTACCAGAACAACCGCAAACGAGGCTCAGAGGCTTTTTATCAATCAGATGGACAATGCCTATAACATGGTCGTTTCCGGGGCTGTATCATACACAGAAGCGGTCAGAGACGTGCTGAAAGAGGTATCAGACGCAGGGCTGAAAGTAAACTATCCATCTGGTTATAAGATGAGTATAGAATCCGCAACAATGATGATATTGAGAACGGGAATCAGTCAGGCCGCTGGCGATATTTCGATAGAACGCATGAAAGAAATGGATTGGGATATTATTCTTGTTTCCTATCATCTGGGCGCTCGTATCGGTGACGGCGGTCAGAATCCGGGAAATCATTCATGGTGGCAGGGGAAATTTTACAGCCGAACTGGAAAAGATAAGCGTTTTCCGCCGTTTTCGGAAACTGGGTATGGAACGATAACGGGGCTATGTGGCGCGAACTGTAGACATTCTTTCGGAGCGGGAGACGGTGAAAATAATCCATTTGAACAGTACGACACCGAAGAAAACCGGAAAGTCTACGAGAAACAGCAGAGACAAAGAGCATTAGAGCGGCGTGTGCGCGACACAAAGCGAAAAATCCAGAATATGCAGACGGCTATTGATAATTGCAAGGACGAAAAACTGAAATTTGAGTTACAGCAGGAGTTTGACAGAAAATCGTATCTACTGAAAAAGCAGAACGCCGCATATAAGCAGTATTGCGAGGAAAACAATTTAAAGCCATATAACGAGCGCTTGCAGGTGGCAAAGTGGAATCGAGAGCAGGCTATGAAAGCGACAGGAGCGGCAAGAAGGTATCAAAATGCGAAAGGGGAATAAGAGTGGATATATCAGGAATCATTAAGCAGCTTGCGGAAGAAGCAGACAAAGCTGAGGATAAAATTATGGAAGTCATCACAAAAATTGATATGAATTATTATGATGGAGATGGAGACAGACTACAACGAGCAATAGAAATTCTTGGAAAGGTAACACCATGAATAGATGGAAACCATACAACCCTAACCCGCGTGCTTCTAATGTCGGAGACTGTACTGTCCGGGCAATCAGCAAGGCATTAAATCAGGACTGGGAAACAACCTATGCAGGGCTGTCTTTTATGGGATTCTCTCTGTCGGATATGCCCTCAGCTAATCATGTGTGGAGCGCTTATCTCCGCCGCAAAGGATTCAGGCGGCACATTGTAGACGACCACGGACAGGATATATACACCGTCCGGGATTTCTGCGAGGATAATCCGAAAGGCACTTACATACTGGCGATTGACGGTCATGTGGTATGTGTGCAGGATGGATATTACTGGGATTCGTGGGATAGTGGGAACGAGATACCTATATATTACTGGGAGAGATAGATATGGACGTAATGGACACTATACAGACAATACTTGCAATCTGCGGCGGTATCACTGTTATTGGAGGGGCGGCGGCTGTTCTGTCTGGTGCATACAAGAAATATAAGAAACCGACCAGCGACCTTGAAAAGCGCATTGAGGTTATAGAGACGGACATTAAGGACATCAAACAGAAGCTGAACAACGATTATGAAAATATCAATGAAAACAGGGATAATATGAATTTACTCATGCGTAGTATGTTCTGTTTAATCGAAAACAAGATAACCGGAAACAATATTGACGGTCTAAAAAAAACGAGAGACGAGCTTATAAACGCCTTGACCGAAAAATAAGAGGTGGCGGATTGAAAGTATATGATTTTACCGAGCCGGAGCTTGCATTTTATCAAGAATTTGCTAATTTTGATGAACAAGAACAGGCGCTTTTTGATTTAAGGAAAAAGAAAATCCCGCTTGAACAATGCTGTGAAATTATGCACTGTGAAATGTCAACAGTTAAGAAAATCAGCCAAAGAGTAAACAATAAAATTATAAGACTTACGAATATAAAACGAATGAAAGAATGGATAGAAAATGTATATTGGAAAAAAGTGCTCAAATAGTACTTTTGTTATACTTTTCAAGGACTTTGACGAACTGTCGGAGTCTTTTTTTTATGGCTAAAATTAAGTCATAGAAAGTTATAGAAATAGTCATAGAACGGAGGAAACACTATGGCAGGCTATATGAATAATGGATATGGCGGTTATGCACCGACACCATATTATAACCCGTTACAGCCGCAAATGGACAGGCTGGCACAAATGCAATCACAGTATCAGCCGCCACAGCAGACACAAATACCGCAGACAAACCAAGGTATTTTATGGGTGCAGGGCGAAGCAGGGGCAAAGAGCTATCTGGTTGCACCGAATACAAGTGTATTACTTATGGATAGTGAAGAATCCAGATTTTTTATAAAGACAACGGATAATGCTGGTATGCCAACGCTCCGAACGTTTGAATATAAAGAGGTTGGCGTAAACGTGTCAGAGCCGCAGAAACAGCCAGAAATTAGCTTAGACGATAAATATGTTACCCGGCAGGAATACAACGATTTACGGGGTAAATACGAAGAACTGTATGGGCTTTTAGAGACAGCTACTAAGCCAGCAACAGAAGAAAATAAGAAAGGTGGGCGGAACAATGGGAAATCCTCTATTTAATATGTTGGGCGGCGGTATGCCGCAGAATCCTATGAACAAAATGCTTCAAGATTACAAGAAATTCCGTCAGGAAATGCAGGGCAAAAACCCGCAGGAAGAAATCAACAAAATGTTACAGTCTGGGAAACTGAATCAAAATCAGCTTAACCAGATCCAGCAGAAAGCTCAGCAAATGCAAGGGCTGTTTAAAGGATTATTTTAGTACATAAATCAATGCGCATGATTTTGTAAATATATTTTAAAGGAGTAAAAGACTATGACAGATGGTTTAACTGCTTCTGATGTTGCTGTATTAACTGGCAACAATGGAAGAAATAATGACGGCTGGGGTGGAGACGGTTGCTGGTGGATCATACTCTTTCTGATTTTTGGTATGTTCGGCTGGGGCGGTTACGGCAACGGCTGGGGTGGAAATGGTGGAGCAAATTCCCCGGCATTTCAGGGATATGCAACACGCGCAGATATTGACGCGGCATTGTCTACACAGGGAATCGAAAGCGGAATCCAAAACATTTCTACACAGCTTTGTAATGGATTTGCGGGAGTAAATTCCAATATCTCTAACCTGGGTTATCAGCTTCAGGATTGTTGCTGCCAGACCCAGAGAGCGGTTGACGGTGTAAACTACAACATGGCAATGCAGACAAACACATTACAGCAGGCTCTTTGCAGCGGATTCCGTGATGTAATTGACAGTCAGAACGCAGGAACACAGCGTATCATTGACACGATTACACAGGATAAGATTCAGTCACTTCAGACAGAACTACAGTCCGCACAGTTACAGCTTGCTAATGTGAGCCAGACGAACAATATTATTAACACATTACGTCCGACACCGGTGCCAGCTTATATCACTTGCAGCCCTTATCAGGCAGCTTATGGATATGGTAATGGTTGCGGAAATTGTGCTTGCTAAAAACTTCATATTGAGGTTTCTTCCCGGTAAACCGATTGGAATTACAGACGGTTAAAACGGGTTGTTCGGCAAGGGCCGTTATTACTAGTGTGAGAGGGTGGGCTGACAGTCTGCCCTTTTGCGATTATGAAAGGGGATAGAATTATGGCAGATATGGTAACACCGGGTACACAGACCGTAAATGCAGGGGATAATGTGTTATTCCTGCTTAACAGAATATGGTCTAATAATTGCCCGAACATCAGACATGAAGCAACAAGCGGTAGAGTGGTATTACTTCCAGGACTTTACCGCGTGGGATTTAACGCAAACTTCTCGGCAACAGCTCCGGGCGAAGCTGATTTTGAAATTGAGCAGGACGGAGAGGGAATACCTGGTGCAAAAATTATCAATACGATTGCGGCAGCAGGGGATTTTGTGAACGGCGCTGTAACGGTAGAAGTGAGAGTGTGTCGTCCGTGTTGTGCAACACTGACGGTAAAAAATATAGGTACGGTGGCTATTACAGTAAGTGACGCAAATCTCGTTGTGAGCAGAATAGGTTAAGGAGGACAGGCTATGAGTTATAAATTAATGCAAAATATCAAAGAGGAGCTTGATAGAATTGCAGAAAAGGGTCTGAATACTTCAAACCTTGAAACTGCATATAAGCTTATTGATATGCTGAAAGATATGGAAAATGTTGAATATTGGAAGTGTAAAGAGGAATATTACGACGCTGTTCTTGCAGAAATGGACGGTGGATATTCCGAAGCCAGAAAGCGTGACAGCATAGGGAGGTACTCCCGCGATGGAATGATGCCAAACTATGACAATGATAATTCCTATCGTGGCACTCGTGGTAAACACTATGTAAGGGGACATTACAGCCGCGGCCGAGATATGGATACATATAACGAGTACATGGATAAGAAAAACTCTTACAGAGCCGGGAAAGACATGGATTGCAAACAGAAAATGCTTGCAGCTTTGGAAGAACACATGGACGCTTTGACGGAAGAACTGGAGGGCATGAGCCGCGATGTAGATTGCCGAGAAGAAAGGGACACCATGAAACGGTATATCGACAAATTAAGAGATATGATGTAAACATGAGGGCGGTGGTTTTGCTATCGCCCTTAAAATATGGGTACAATGATTTTTTACAAGTCTGATATAATGTAGTTAGGATTGTAAAGGAGGCGGAACATGGTTAAAGAACAATGGATTTATTGTCCTATATGCAACAATAAAACGCGCATAAAAATACGAGAAAAAACCACGGCAAAAGATTTGCCCGTGTTTTGCCCCAAGTGTAAAATACAATCTATTCTGGACATAGAGCCAGACTTCAAAATAAAAGTTAAAACTGATATTGTATAGAGCCAGATGCCAGACACAGAGCCAATGAACTTATCGGAAATTCCGACAGGTTTGTTGGTTCTTTTCTTATATTTGACACCTCCTTTCTTAGCACACGTCCTTAATAGAAACGGCTTTATGCCGGAGGTTGAAAAGCGGATGCAATTTCCGGCGTGTGCATGTTGCCCGGTCGCTCCGTGGCTGATGTGAGAGTAGCGAAACACCTTACAAAGAATGCCAATACCTGCTGAAAACTGTTTGTGGCAAGTTCAAACCTATGCCTTGTGTAAGTTCGGAAAGTCTTAAAGTCATATACGGTCGCGGTATATGCGCAAACGTGAGAATTTAAGCAGGAATCGCAACGGAACATAGCTCAGTTGGTAGAGCACCTGTCTTATACACAGCAAGTCCCTAGTTCGATTCTAGGTGTTCCGATTACCCCGGCAGAGGTTTATCTGCCTGAATCCATTACCGCTGACGGGCGGTTAAAAAATGAACGTTTAGGAGGATATATGTATGCAGAATTACGAACAGATTTTACAAGAGTTGGGAATTGAAGTTCCTGAAGAAAAGAAAGCTGAACTAAAAAAGAAGATAAGTGAGAATTACCGTACGAAAGCTGACTATGACAAGGCAGTGGAGAAACGTGACGAGTATAAAAAATCTCTTGATGATGTACAGGAAAAACTGGATGGCTTTAAAGACATAAATGTTGATGATTTAAAAACGCAAATTTCAACTTTGACCACAGACCTTGCAAATGAAAAAGCGGCGAGGGCGGCAGACGCGCGGAAAGTGGAACTGGATAAGGACGTGACAACATTTTTTTCTGTATTAGATGAGGACGGCGAAAAGAAATACGAATTTCTGAATGACATTACGGAAGAACATTATCGGACAGCACTCTTGGAAGAACTGGAAAAGGATTCTGCGAAAGGAAAGTCCATTGAAGAGATTTTTAATCGAATGATTACCGATAACGACGGTAAGCAGAAAACAGGAATCTTCGTGGACAAAAAGCAACAGAAAGCACAGCAGCAAGCGGCGAGATTTACAACGCCGGGAACAGGAAGAACAACAGAACCGGGAGCAAAACTCAGCATGGGAGAACTTATGAAGATGAAGAACGAAAATCCGGGACTGGACATTACACAGTATATGTAAAGGAGAATGTAAATGCCACTTTTTGATAAAAAGAATTTTAACGGGGAAGTATTCGGCGCATACGTAGACCGAGTAGAAAACCTGAACAGAAATGAGTTATTAAAGTCTGGGGCGGTTGTGGAGAAAAAGGAATATGCGTCTATGCTTCCAGACCAAGTAGGCGGAAACTATATTACGATTCCGATTAAGGCAAGAATTGGTGGAGAAGCTGACAACTATGACGGAAATACAGACATTACGGCAGATTCCAGAGATACCTATACACACGGAAGAATTGTTGTAGGTCGTGCGCATGGTTGGACGGAAAAGGATTTTTCAACAGATATTACAGGAGAAGATTTCATGCCGGCGGCTCAGGAAGTCGCAGAGTATTGGGACGATATCGACCAAGCAACATTGCTGGCAACGCTGAAAGGTATTTTCTCCATGACTGGAAAAGGTAATGAAGACTTTGTTAAGAAGCATACTTATGATGTTTCCGAAAATCCGACAAACAATGTCTTTGCAGAAACTACCTTAAACAACGCTATTCAGCAGGCGTTAGGGGATAACAAGGGAAAATTCAGTCTTGCAGTTATGCACTCTCAGATTGCAACCAATATGGAGAATTTGAAGCTTTTAGCTTATATGAAGTATACGGACGGCAACGGCATTGAGAGAGATTTGACATTAGCAACCATCAACGGAAGAACTGTTCTGATTGATGATAATATGCCGTCTGAATCTGTAAAGGCGAAATATGTACGGGCAGAAAAAGGTACAGATGGAGCGAAACTTGTAAAAGATTCCGGAGCTTCTGGGGATACGGAAATCAATAAGGCAGATGTTACTTCTGATATTTCTGACATTAAAGCGAATGAATATGTTGTACAGCTTCCGGCAGGAACAGTATACACAACCTATGTAATGGGAGCAGGAGCTATTGAGTATACGAATGTTGGGGCAAAAGTTCCTTATGAAATGGATAGGGACCCGAAAACAAAGGGCGGAACTGACGTACTTTATTCCAGACAGAGAAAAATCTTTTCTCCTTATGGAATTTCATGGAAAGCAGGAACTATTATTTCTCCGACAGATGCGGAACTTTCTGACGGTAGCAAATGGCAGCTTGCACAGAATAACGATTCCAGTGCAACAAAATACTTTCCGATTAAATCTATACCGATTGCAAGAATTAAAACGAGAGGATAAGGAGGCTCTGGCATGGCATACGCAGATACAGAGTTCTACAAAACTAAATATTATGGCGATACCGTGTCGGACGAATCCCTTGAAAAGTATCTGGAGAAAGCCAGTGACCGCATAGACAATATTACCTTTGACCGTCTTGTAGACGGGCTTCCAGACAATGAACGAGCACAAACAAAGGTAAAGAAAGCGGTTTGTGCGGTTGCTGATTGCTTGTATCAGATTGACGAAGTGAAGAAAGCGTCTATGGCGACCGTCGGAACGGTAACGAGGGAGGATGGCACAATGACCGGGAAAATGGTTTCGTCTGTTTCTTCCGGAGCGGAAAGTATCTCTTATGTTACGGGAACGTCCGGGAATAATTCAGATATTTATTCTCAGGCAGCTATGGACAAAAAAGTAGAAAATGTACTACTCCGGCAGGTTGCGACAGATTATCTTGCCGGAGTGGTTGATAACAAAGGAGTTTGTTTACTCTATGCAGGAGTGTAAGGTGAACATTTTAGGAACTGAATACAAGGTGCTTTTCCGTGAAGAAAAGGACAAGCCAAAACTCAAAAACGCTGACGGATATATCGACCATTCTATCAAAGAGATTGTTGTCGGTATTTTTGAAAAGGACGAAATGAGTGTCGAGGATTTAGAATCCTATTCAAAGAAAGTCCTCCGGCACGAGATTATTCACGGGTTTCTGTATGAAAGCGGTTTGTGGAATAACAGCGGCAATGTTGAAGCATGGGGGCAATCGGAAGAAATCACGGATTGGATAGCAATTCAATTTCCTAAGATGTTGAAAGCATTTAATGAAGTGGGTGCTTTGTAATATCGCTTTTAGAGCATAAAAAGATGATTGAGCCTAAGGGGCATTAAAGGAGGGGATACCGATATATACCGATACCGTAACGATTTTTAACAAATACGAAAGTCAGACCGGGGATATATATTGGTATCCTCACGTACTTTCTGGCGTTGACCTGATTATCGACAAAGCGGCAAACGTAGCAAAGACTGGTCTGGACAGCGCAGATACGGCGAACTTGCACGTTAAATACCATTTTGTTGAGGGTAACAAAATGGTGGGAAATAAGCCATATCTGCCGCCCAAAGAATGGGAGAAACAGCCGAATGATGATTTACCGGAAAGCATTACCTTTGCTTCTGGGGATTTCTTCATGCAAGGGGAATATGCGGAAACTCCTATTTTGGATTCTGACTATGCGAACCGGGTGGACGGCGGCTTTTATGATTACATCAACAAGCGGCATGATTATGTATTTCTGATAACCACAGTCGGCGGACCGTATACGCTGATTCCACATTTTGAGATTGGAGGGAAGTAGAATGGCAAGTAAGACCTTTCATTTTTCCGGTTTCTCTTTGGTACAAGGAGATATAAAGGTTGATGTAAGCCTGAATCGTTTTGAGAAACAGTTTCAGGACGCACAGTGGTATCTTGACGGTGCCGTAATGAATAGCATGGTTCCATTTATGCCGATGAATGACGGAAACTTCATAAACCTTACAAGAGAGCGAAGCGTAGCCTTGCAAGGAACTGGAAAAGTTGTTGCAGGAGCTCCGCCACAAGGAAGATACCTCTATATGGGGGTAACAATGGTTGATAGTGAAACTGGAAGAGGCCCGTTTTATATTCCAGGGGTAGGATATAGATACAGAAAAGGTGCAAATTTGATTCCCACGAATAAACCATTGAAGTACGATACGTCAAAGCATCCGAGTGTCACAGACCATTGGTTTGATGCTGCTAAAGAAAAAGACGGAGAAAAATGGATAAAAGGGGTGAGGAGAATTGCCGGAGGCGGAAAAAAGTAAACCAGTTAAATATGATGTAGATGGTTATGACATTATTACAAATGCTTTGAAAGACCTTCTGAACTCTTTTCCAGGGCTTCATAAAGGAGAAACTATAAAATTCTCTACTTTGGAAGAGGATTCGGGTATAGACTTTCACCCAATTTCAGGGCCAATAATCGTAACAGAAAAAACGTCTGTTATTGGAAAAGTCAATCAGCTTTGCAATTATCCGTTTTATGTGGTGTATCGGACATCTGCGGATAGCCAGAACTCCAAAATTGATATTAAGGAGTTTCTGGATAACTTAGGAAAATGGCTTGAAAAGCAGCCGATTACCATTGGTGGAGAGGTAAAGAAACTGAAAAATTATCCGGTACTGACAGATGGACGGGAAATCACAGAGATCGCACGGCAGACCCCGGCATATCTGGACAGTACGTCAGAGGGGAATGTGCAGGACTGGGTTATCAGCCTTGCGCTGAAATATAGGAACATATTTTACAAGAACAGATAGAAAGGAAAATAAACATGGCGAAATTAAATCGTGAAGCACTGGCGCATTATCTTGACACGTCTTTCAAGGGCGTTGCTGAAAGTGCAGAGTGGGAAATTATCGGTGATGATATTGAGGAAATGTCCGTGGAGTTAAATCCGGATACGGAAACAACAAAGACAATTTTAGGACAGACAAAAACAAAGGATAACGGCTATGAGCCGACAATGGACGCTGACCCGTTCTATGCAGACCCGGATAAGAAGTTGTACCCGAAATTACGGGACATTGCGCTCGGACAGCTTAAAGGCGACGACTGCAAAACGCTCATGCTAGAGGTTATTATCGAAGATACAGAGGCAGATAATCACCTAGCATATGTACAGGAAGTTATGGTTAAGCCACAGAGTTATGGCGGCGATACTGCCGGACTGAATATCCCGTTCCAGGTATCTTTCAACGGCGCGCGGACAAAGGGATATGTAACAGCGGCTAGCCTTGCAACAAAGCCAACATTCACAAAGGGGGAAATCCCGTCCTCATTATCAGAATAAGGAGCAAATATGAGTAATAAATTAGCAAAACCACAGACAAACGACATCATTATTGATGACGGAAGTAAGGTCTATAATATCAAAAACAAGCGTGGAGAAATCCTTGGAAAATTTACTTTTCGTCCGTCTGATACAAATATTGTGAATCGGTACGAAGAAGTTGTTGATTTTTTCAACTCATTTAAGATACCGGAAGACACAGATCAGGCTATCAAAGTAGCTGAAAAGGAAATGAAGGATAAAATGTCTTATCTGATTGGCGGGGATGCCGGAGAAGCGTTCTTCTCTATCATGGGGCCGTTCTCAGCTCTTGCGTCAGGTGAATTGTTTGTCGAGAATGTTCTCGGCGCGGTGGCGAATGTGATCGAAAGAGAACTGTCTGTCAGAACAAAAAGGGTACAGCGCCGCATGAATAAGTATGTGGCAAAGTACCATAAATAATGTACGCTTGGGAGCTTCCAACCTCAATAGAGGTTGGCGGCCGTGAGTATAAGATCAGGACAGACTACCGTGTAATATTGGATATTCTGGCTGCTATGAACGACCCGGAAATTTTTGAACCGGATATGACAGAAGACGAAAAGCGTCAAGAGCAGGTGCTGACAATGCTTCAAATTCTTTACATAGATTTTGATAGCATGCCCTCGAAAGATTGGCAAGAGGCAGCAGAAAAAGCCTGCAATTTTATCGACTGTGGAATCAAAGGAGACGATAAACCAAAGCCCCGTACAATGGACTGGGAACAAGACGCTCCGATCATAGCGCCAGAGATCAGTAAAGTAGCAGGACGGGATATCCGCATAGGAGAAACACATTGGTGGGAGTTTTTCGGGTATTACATGGGGATTGGTGAAGGTGTCTTTAACACGATCGTATCCATTCGAGAAAAAAGGCGAAAAGGCAAGAAACTTGAGAAGTGGGAAAAGGAATTTTACCAAAACAATAAAACTCTTGTTGATCTCAAAGTAAAGAAAGTGGAGAGAAGTGAGGAAGAAAAAGAAGCATTAAGGGAGCTTCTAGGAATCAAAAAGTAACATTGAACTTTGATAATCGAATATTGGCTAGAGTTTGGAAAATAAGATTGAAGAAATAGCGGCAGCATGGTAGAATATGGGCAGGGAATAACCGTGTTGCAGGGTGGCTGACC